GTTTCTTTTTAATATCTTTAAATTGTTTATTTAGTTCTTTATAGTCATTAGCTATAGCTTGTTTAGCCGTATCTATTTCTCTATAAGCTCTATTTAATGGTCTGACTAAAGCTTGTTCAAAAAAGTCTCTATGTTGATCACCTTTTCTACCTTTGCCCATAAAGTTATATAATAAACCTACAAAGTCTTCATGTGATGGTGGTATAAACAATCTAAATTTACCTTTGCTAGCACCACGTTTTCTAGCTTTAATATCTGAAAAACGTTTTTTAGTTTCAATACCAGTTACTTCTTCTAATATATTATTAAATTCTGGATCAAGTCTTTTACTAAAATTAACTTTAGCTTGTTGAACTTTTGACTTGACATCAAATTGATCTAACATGTTTTTAACGGCTTGCACGTTCTGAAGAGCATCATCAGCAAAATAAAAGTCATTATAACCATCACCAACTTTATCAGCTACCCAAAGCGCTTTAGCTTCTGCTGTAGAATTACCAAGACCAGTTATATTTTTTAAAGGTATATTTAAGCCGTTGGCTTTTAAAAAATCAAATATAGCTTTTTGTGCTGCTGGTGGTCTAGCTGTTAATACAAACATGTTTTCAGGACCAAATTTCTTTTGTAATTTTAAAGCCTTTTGAAATAATGGTGCCAACTTACCTTTCACAACTTTATTAAAATCTGAGAAATCAAATGTATAACCTTGATCTTGCAAGTCCTCGTATGTACTAGCAAACTCTTCAGCATTTAAAGTACCAGTTTTACCATCTGGAGTTGTATATTTAACCAATGATTTAGTTGTAGCCAACGTGTCATCAAAATCTAAAACACTAATACCTTTAGGTTTTTTTGAAGCCATTAGTTTACCTTTTTTAATAGCATTAGATACTATTATACTATTTGTTAAATTAGGTCTTAGTTTTGGTATACTAAAAGCATCTTTAAAAGTTTTTCCATTTAATGTTACTATAGAACTTGGGTCAATGTTTACTTGGTCATTAAAATATCTTTCCCACCAAAAATTATCTATTGTATTCCAACCTTTTGGCATACTAGTTCCTAGTTTAGCTGCTGAAAGTTTTTTATTCTCCGCAACATCTAAAGCTATTAATTTAAAATTATCCATTACTGGTTTGTAAATAGATTCAAAGTTATATCCTTTCAAAGCTCCATCAATTAAATAAAGATATGACGCGGTAGCAGGCATAGCATGTTCATATTCGTACAACCTTGTTACTGTTTTATATTTACCAGTTTTCCTGTCTTTTACTTGTTTAGTTTCTCCTTTTGGATTTAAAGAGTAACCTATTCTTTCCGCACCGTATCTATGCCAATGATTATTTCTATTACCAACTGCTTTGAAAAAATTACCAATAGCAGCAGCATGCGATGGGTTTTTCTGTATAGCTTCAAAAACTCTACGCCACATCGCCTCGTGTATTTTAGCTGATTTTTCGTTTACTTCTTTTATTTTATTTTCTTGTATACCTTTTTTATTTTCAAATAAAGTTTCATAAGAAGTTCTTTGATAATCAGTAACACCCTCAACGTTTTTACCAAAAGCGCTGTCCGGTAATAAATTAAGATGGTTTATTTTTTCTACGTAATAAGCGTAAAGCTCTTTTCTTGCTTCTTTATTTACATCAACACCGTTTACAGTTTTAACTGGCACATCCATCATTCTATACGAATCCGTAAATTCACTACCAGTATCAGCTATACCTTCTTCTTTTCCAAACCAAAAACGCCTAGGCATTAAAGGTAAAACATGATCCATTATAGCCTCTATATATAAATCAACATCTTTCTCAGTTCTAAATTTATAAGTTTTTCTACCTACTTTATCAGCGTGTGATTCTAAAACATTATCAATAGTACCATCCATATTAAAATCACCAATACGTTTACTAAACATAGCTTTAGACTTTCCATCAGATAACGTATTTATTACTTTGTCATTAGATTTTATTTTAATAAGTTGTTTTCTAACAGTTTGGTTAGTTATCATCTTACCAGTTTGATTAGCTAGTGCTAGTACCCTAGCCGATGTATTTCTATCTGTACGAACAGGTTTGCCATCTATAATTCCAAATGTTTCTAAAAAATCAGTTTTCTTTATATTGTTTTTTTGCTGTACTGCTAAACCAGCTTTACTACCTGTTTTAGCCATTTTAGCTCTATCAGTCTTAGTATAAAAGGCTTTTAATAAAGTATTAGGAACACCTGTTGCTGTACCACTAGCTGTAGCTCCTTCTGGTAGCATATTAATTAATAAATCAGCATTTTTATTAATAAACATTTGTGCTGATTGTAATTCTTTTTTAGTTATATTAGCTCCACTTATAATTTTCTTAGGTGATATTCCAAATAGTTTTCCAGTAATTTCTGGTATTTGATTTTTTAAATTTTTAAAAGTTATTTTGTCTAAATCTAATTTAGGAATTATTTTATTAATCGCTTTATTTACTTTTTCAGACATATCAAACCTATCAGCTAAAACTATTTTCTTTGGTTTTGGTTTTGCTTTAACTTCTGTTGTAACTTCTTCAGCAGCTACTGTTTTAACTTCTGTAACATCTTGTGTAAACTCTTCACCCAATACCCTTTGTGATGCTTCAATAGCTCTAGATGGTAAAAATTTATTTATATAAGCAGCTAACGGTACGCCAGATTCAGGCTTGTATTCTCTTATCAAATCAAATATACCACGTTTACCAGTTTCTATTTCATCAGTTAGTAATTGTCTATCAAAGTTAGGAGCTTCACTACGTCTTTGTACTAATTTGTTTGTTATAGGTTTAAACGCATCTATAATATCCATAGCACCAGCCTCACCTTGCTCATCATATATACGTTGAACATTATCAGAGGCTTCCTTAGACTGCATAATCTGCGTATCGCCTTGCTGTACATCTTTAACTAGTTTTCCTTTAGCTCCTTTAGTTATAACTCCAAGCATAGCTTTATTCAAGCCTTTACCTTCTTTTATAGATTTATTATAGTCTTTAATAAAATTTAAAACATCTTTATTAGTGTTAAACTTTATTTCTTTACCTAAATATTTTTGACCAAATCTTCTTAGCGTATTTCTTAACATATCAAAACCGCTTTCATTAAAATCTATTTCATTATTTAATTCAGCTTCAGATGTTAATGTCATTATTTCTTCTCCTAAACCTTCTTCTGGAGAATATTGAGCTATTCTTTTAGATAAGTTACTACCTGGTTTCAAAGTAACACCATCACTTTGCATTGCACTTAACAAACCTTGACCTAATTCCATTTGAGCTGATACGTTTTGTTTTAAAGTAGCAAATATCATAGCATGAAACATTTCATGCGCAGCAGTATTTAACATACCGTCTTTAAAAGACGTTTCTTCATTTATAAATAAATCATAACTAACTATATCACCATTTTCGTTAAACGTAGGTATCATACTACCATAATTTGATGATTGACCTTTTATAACGTCTAATCTTTGCTGTATTGGTTTATCTTTTTTATATGCGTCAAGAATTTCTTTTGCTTCTTGTTTTTGTTCTTTAGTAGCGTTAGGATCTTTAGTAATCTCTCTCATACCTCTAACTACACCTTCCGCAAATGTAATTTCATCTGCTTGATTTTCTGTTAAAAAACTTTCTTGATCTTTACTACTACCAACGTTTATGTTTATTTTAGGTCCACCTTTTTCTTCAACTTGTTCTGCTATTTTTTTTACAGATTTTAATTGTTGTTTTGTACTGATATTTTTTAACTCGTTATCAATAGCTTCTATTCTTTGTGTTTGTGATTCAACTAAATTTTTATCTTTACCATCTATTTGTTTTTCAAGTCCTTCTTTTTCTATAAGTAAATCTAATGCTTTTGTTTTGTTTTCTTTATTTAAATTATTAGGTATTTTTTCAGAATTATTTTTTATAGTATTTAACGCTTCACTTTTTTCTTCGTATTCTTGTTTAGATATTTGCTCTGTTTTAAAGGCATTATCAAGTTCTGTTTGTTTACCTTTAATTATTTTACTCATAGTCCTAGCATCATACTTTTTGTATGCCATTTTTATTGTTTCGCTAAGCTCTGTTTTAGTTTGTGTTAACGCTTTTCCAGCACCAGGTATAACTATACCAAGAGTAGTACCCATACCTATTGCCTGAACAAATTCATCAGCATCCCAATGCCCAGTAGCAATACTTGTAGCAGTTGTTTGGAAGCCCTCTGTAAGTCCCTCTGTAAGACCACCAACACCCATAACTTGCCCAGTGTTAATAGCTTGTTTTGCCGCTCGTTTATATTGACCAGCAAGTAAAGATGCAACGCCTTTTTTAAACACGGGTGTCAAAACAGTTTTAGCACCAATAAACTCTAACCCAGCTATAACGGGTTGTACTACGGTTGAAGTATTAGCTATTTTATTATCAGTGTCATCCATTAAAACGGAATACATTTGCTCTGCTGTTGGTTGCTCGTTTTCTTTTAAGCTATATTTTTTTCTAGCAGCATCCATTACTAAAGTTTCGTAAACACCAGCTCCTTCTGCTAACGCAGGAATAGCACCAAAAGAAATTAAAGCACTAACCATATTTGGTATTTGTTCAGATACCATTAAAGATAACTCTTGTAAACTATTTTCTCCAGATGCAAACTTAGTAAAATCAGCTTTTTTATAAGCACCTTCTATAGCTCGTTTGTTCATTATGTCTACTAAATCTTTTCTAGCTTTCTTTTCATTAGCAACTAATGTTTTTTGCATTTTACCTTTAGCCTCACCCCATGTTGTTTCATATATAATTCCAGGTCCGGCTTTTAAACTTGTACTAAAGTCCCCATCTTTATTTACATAACCAGGTGTATTATCTGTCCAGTTAAATTTATTTTCTCTTTGTAAATTTTTTTGAAATCTTGAATGTCTTAACCCCCAGTCGTATTTTTCTCTACCTTTAAATAATTGAGTTTCCATTCCAGTACCCATAGAACTTATAGAGTTATAAAGCGATATAGGTGATATAGGACTGAAAGAAGTAACATCGTGAGCAGCTTGCAAAGACTGTATCCAGTCTGGAGTATGTTTATCTACAGTATAAGCATTGTTATCGTCTACGTGTAATTTGTTTATAGCGTTATTGTAGTCAGTTGCTATTTCCTTGTATCTTGGATTATTTAAAACAAAATTAGAATAAACAAAAGTATGTAAATCTAAATTTGCTTTATCTAAATCTTCTTGAGAATTAAAATCATTTCCATCCCCATATTTTTCTCTTAATTCTTGTGTTTTTAGGTTAATAGCTTGTTGATTTTTCTTGTAAATACTTGGTATTATAATATCTTGAACCTCTTTATTGTTGTCCATGTAATTAAAAAACAAGTCTTGATTCATTTTTTTAATAGCTTCTTCATTTTCATATTTAGCTACTGTAGTTAAACCTTGGTCTGTATAAACAGGTTTAAATAAATCAGAGTTTTTCTTTTTATAATTTTCAAAATTTAAAGAAGCTTTATTATCAACTTCGTTTAACTCTAAACTTCTTTTATCTTCTTCAGGACTAAGTATAACTTGTTGTTGTACAGCTGTGGATGATGGTTCTGCAATTAATTCTTCTTCATCTTTTAAATATGGAGATAGTAAATAGTTAGAAGCATCTATTTCTGGTTGCAGTTTAGTATTATTTTTGGTTTCTTCTTTATTTTTTTCTTTAATTAAATCTTTACTTGTAATTTCACTATTAGGATTTTCTTTTTTCCATGTTGAAACAAAATTATTTTCTTCAGTTTTTACTTTTTCTTTTGGTATTGGAAAAAATTGATTTAAAAAATCACCTTTTGATTTTGTATACAATCCTTTTTTATTTAAAGCATTATATAATATAAGTTGATTTTCAGGAGTTGAAAAATCTTCTTGAAAATCCTCATAAGGTTTAGTATAACTACCTTTTTCTAGTAATGCGTTATATAATACTTCTGACATATTATCCTCCTATTAAATTATCAAATTCACCTCCAGTTGTTTTTTCTGTTTCTTCTGGTGTTGCTTCGGCTACTTTTTGTTCTTGTAAATATTGTTCGTAGTTTGTTTTAGCATTTGTATAAGAGTTTTCAAGCGCACTCATTGCTGTTTCTACAAATCCATTAGAAAAATCATCATTTACCTTATTTATATTATAAAAATCATCATAATTACCAGAGCCAGTTGGATATAGTTTACCTTCTTTAAAATCTTTCCATTGACCAATAGGATTTCCTGAATCATCAACAGTTATTGGTACACCCGACTGATTAGAAATATAATTATCTATTAATTCAGGATTTTGGTATATGTAATTTTTAACTGCTTGAGAATCTCTAGCTATTTTCTCTAGTTCACGTTTAGTAGATTCTTTATTCCAATAAGGATTTTTTTGTGTTACTAAATTCTCTATACCAGTAGTTAAATTATCTATAGTGTTTTCTATCGCGTAATCATACGCAGTGCCAACAAGTCCACCAAAATCTTTTGCATCAATTTGTTTTCCAGCAGCGTTTGTAAACATAAGTTTATTATCTACAATTTGTGCGTTAAGACCATCTGCACCATAGTTAGCTTGATATAAATTATGAAAATTAATTTTTTCATTATCAGTCATTGATGCGGCATTACTTTTGTCTCTATATCTATCAGCTGCATTTTGTCTTGTTTTAGCAGCAGTTTCTAAAGTAGTACTCATTTCTAAATAAGAAGCTTCAATATTGTTTTGAGCTTCAACGGCTTTATCATAAGCCTCTGGATCTGCTTCTCTTCCTTTAGCTATAACAGTAGCAGCGTTAGAAAACTCTTGTTTTTTTTCAGTAAGCCATTGTGTTAGTTGAGGTCTAAATCCTTCTGGAACTTTAGGAATATTAATACCTTTAGGAAATTTGTTTAAAAGCTCATCAGATTTCTTTTTTTTAGCTTGAATCTTTTCACCCATCTTAGAAAAATCAATATCATCACCACGCGTACTTGCGTATCCTTTATCAAAACCTCTACCTACTTTAGGCGTTTTAGATACACCTAGGTTATATCCAGCTCTTTCAAGCATATTAGAATTAATTTTTACCATTTTTATTATTTTATATTAAAAACATATTACTCAGTTATACCATACCACCTGTAAAAAGGCTTAAAATATCTTTTTTAGCGCTATCGAAAGCCCCGAAACCTTGACCAACTCCCCCCATAATTCTATCTTTTGCGGCTTGTCTAGCTTCATTAGCTGCCTGCATTTCCCCAGAAGCCATACTTAATAAACCTTGAGTTTTTCCATACTCTAATTCTCTAGAAGCCTCAGCTCCAGCTAACCTTTGTTGTTGAGCAGCTGCTTCACCACCAGCCATAGTAAGTTGAGCTTGATTTTCCATTTGCTGTACACCAGCAGCTCCTTGAGCCATTGCTCTTTGATTAGCTGCTTCCTGTTGCCCTATTGAAGCTGAAGCTTGTTGAGTGGCTAATTGTCCTTGGTTAGCCATTTGTTGTGCTAAAGCAGCAATACCAGATCCACCAGCGGCTCCTCTTAAATCTTGCATTATATTTGATCTTTGCTGTGCCCCTTGTTGTGCTTGAAATTGTGCTTGTTGTTGGTTAACCGTTAAATCTTCATACACATTTTCAAAATTTGTTTGTATACCAGCGTATGGATTTTGAACATTAGCATACAAATTACTAGTATCTAAATCTCTAAAAGCTTGTTTTTGAGCTTCTAGTTCTTTTTTAGCATCTTCTTGTAAATCCTTTGCTTTTCTACTATCTTGAAATCCACCTATGATATTTATACCACCTTGAATTAATTCTCCTAAAAATTTTGCTGGACTTACTTTTTTACCTATAGCCATATTTATATTATTTATTTGTTGTTTATAATCACAGTTTTTGCTGTTTTTTTACTTTATTTTACAATTAGGAATTTTTCTAAATCAAAATAAAGCGTAGTATCATTTATACCCATGTTAGTAACCTCGATCTCACCTGTTATTGTCATAACATTACTAGCGTTATCAAAAAACAAAGTTTGACCGGTTTCTATTGTTTGTGCTGAGCTAACAGTTATATCACCTTCTCCACTAAGTGCTGTTTTGTTTTTTATAGTAGGACTAGCAACCGCAGGATTTATACCTATTCCACGTATTTGACTTAACGACGATACGTTAGCCACTTCAGTTAATGTGATGGTTTGACTAGCCGATGTAGTAGCTGCTGTTGTTGTTGATATTTGAGTTGGTGTTACTACAACGTTACTAATAGAAACATCAATACCAGTTAAATCTTTAATTTTTTCAGCGCCATATCCAAATATTCTTACATTACTATCTGATTTTAAAGCATCTTTTTGTTGTTTATTAAATATTATATTTCCTTTTTGAGCAGTTACAACACCAGTTCTATCTATAGCTGTAATACTATTACCGTAAGCGTCTACGCCCGCGACACTAACATCTGGCATCGTTATTTCTTTAATATCTCTATAATATTCGTTATTTATAACCTCTGTTTTTGTTTGCGTAGTTAAATAACTAGATATAGAAGCAGCTGGATGAGTAGTGTTTTCCCCCGTGCCGGTTCTTGCTGAATCTAAAAACATACCTTCAGATAATTTAGCAATATTATTTACTGGCCATCTAAAAAAAACAGAATCACTACTAGTGTTTTCATCACTAATAGCTAACGCTGCAGATTCAAAATTCACTGTTGTAATAGCGCATAAATCATTTATAGTAGGAGTTTTTTTAACAGCAAAAGTTCTACCTGATAAAGCTGTACAGGTTATAGAAAAAGCGCCTTTAGTATAACCCGAGGATGATATTTCTATTTCATGTCTACCACTAGTGCTATCAGTGAAATGAGGTGTTACACCATTAAAACCTGGTGTAAAAGTTAAAGTAACACCATCACTAACACTATCAACTTTATCAATAGCTATCTCGTTTACATTGTCTCCATCTGGATCTACTGATAAAACCAACGCGTGCACAGAACTAGCTATACCAGTACCAGTTACTTTATCACCTACATTTATTATTTTTTGATCTGTAGCGTCTTGATCTATTACAATTCTAGCGCTGCTACTAACAGTACCGTTTACAGTACCGGTACTTGCTGTGTAAAGCGAAGGAGCTACACAAGATAAATATAAATTTTTCTTTACATCTTGATATATTATTTTTTGTAAAATATTAGAATTAGAACCTTCACAATTATTAATATCAATAGTATCGTCTAAAAATCTAGCTTCAACAAAACTAACGTGTGATGTTTTTATATTATTTGCTGTCTCAGCGATTAAATTAATAGTATATGTTTTTAATGAACCCGCACCTATTGGATCAAAATTTATTTGAGATTTATATACACCTGTTGTTAAATTTATTTTATTTAATCCTGATTTTGATGCAGACCAAGAATTTGTTGTAAAATTATAGTAATTATTAGAATTATCATATATTTCTAAACTAAAAATAGCTCCTTTATCTCCATTTATAGTAAAAGATTTAGAGTCTCCAAGGTAGTTTATGTCTTTAGTATCAATAATAATACTATTAATTGTTTTTTCAACATAACCATACAAGGCTATATGATCAGCGTCTGACATTAGTTTACCATTAGGCATGTAGTGAAATCCATCTGGCGCTTGAACACCATCTTTTTCTTTTATAAAAGGTTCATTTTTATATGCCATTATTATTTACTATTTATTATTATTTCACTACTAATTGCAAATATTTCTGCTTTTTCTCTTGAATCATTAATAATTCTAACCTTAGCAAAATATCCTAATACACCAGTGTCTCCTTGTGAATATTTAGAAAACATAAGAAAATCTCCAATTTTAGGCTTATAAAACTCTTCTAACATATCATGATCAACCACTAGTCGTATTGCAGGTTCTGGAGGTGGTTCTGCAACATCAGGACCAGCTATTTTAAAATCTTTTTGAGATTTAATCTCTCTTAAAACACCAACTAAATATGTTGTTCCAGTTCCAGTAGAATCAAACTTACCAACCTGCAAATCCTCAGCACCTTCTTGTGTATGGGTGTTTCTTGCGTAAATTAAATCACCAACTTGTAAAGATGTATTTATTGATGGGTTTGATTTTTCATGTATAATTAAATGTAGCATAATTAATAATTTCTATTATTATTTCTCCTATTTATCGGGCGTTTTATTTGTTCGTCTTTTTCTTCTAAACTTTTTATTTGTGACGGTTTAGGTTTTAAAGAAAAAATAGGTTCACGATCTTGAATTGGTCTATCTGGCCCATCTGGCTCTTCTTCATCTGGTTTAACTGGATCAATACCTCCATTATCATCGCCATTATCATCACCATTATCATCGTCACTAGGTTTAGGTCTATCTTGATTTATTAAACCACCTAACGGGTCTTCTTTCCATCCTTTACCTTGTAGTGCAAAAATTTCATTAACTATACTTATTCCTTGAAAAGAAAAATCACTAGTATCTGCATCTATTAAATTTACATTAGATTGTTTTTTAATATAATTAAACCATTTGCTTTCTTTTTCTAAAAACTCATTAATATAACCATCTTCTTTGTCTGTAAATATAGATTCTACATACCAACCTTTTTTACCTGATAGGTTATAAAATTCTTGATCATTAAAAATATTAATTTGATTCATACCAAGTCCATCCCAATTTGGTATTTGTAAAGAATTAAATTTATCTATTTTAGATTGACTTCCTTCATAATTTAAAGTTGTAAATACTTTAACCATACTTGGGTTTTCGTTTAACACAACATCAATTGTAGATGGCGTAAATATTTCATAAAAAGTATTTCTATTTTTTGTTTCTGCATAATGTTGGTATAGTTTACCTTGTTTAAATGTATAATAATCGTTTGCCATACTTACACCAAGTTGCATTTGTACAAAAGATTTAAAACTAACCCAACCTTTAATATCCTCTTTAAAAGATAGCACTTGAGAAAAATCTGTAATACTCCAAGGAACATCCCAATTAATACCACTACGACCACAAGGTTTCCATTCGTATGTACGAGCTACTTGCGCAACCGCAACCGCAGGCTCACTGCCCGAGCCAAAACCAAGAGGACGATCAAGCATAATTCCTGGAGGAGCAACTCCAACGGTAGGCGCTTCAACATCAGCAGTCCAGTATGTTACGCGTCCCGCAACTTCAGCTTGAGATTTAGATTGTGGAATAGTATATCCCACAACATCCCCTTTTCTGTATTGTGTTGTTGCATCCCACGGACCTAAACTTTTTTTAGCACAACTATCATCAATAACAGGAGGGTCTGTTCCATTGTCATTATCTGTAGCTACGTCTCCACCTCTATCTCGCGTCGCAACAGCTGCTTGAACAGTAGCTTCGCTTAGCTTTAATTCTATCATTGGTTGGTTGTTGGGCTGCGAGTTGTTTGGGTCACTAAAATCTTCTTGAAAAAATTCAAAGTCTTTAACTGTTAAGTTTTGAAGAGGTATAAGTGGTTCTGGAGCACCTTCTTTTGTTGAACCTGTGTAATAACCAAATTGTGCTAATAATTGAGATTCGTCTCCAATCATATTATTAACAAAAGTCGTTAGATCAATCGTTCCCTCAGCTTGTTTAGCAATTACTTCAGATATAATAAACTCATCTCCTGGATCTACACCACCAAAACCTAGTCCTAAAGTGTTTCCTGGAGTCCATTCAGTAGGAACCTCGTATTCAAAAGTGTAATCTTGAAAGAATGTCGTAATTGGTGTTTGAAACACCTCTTTTACATGTGCGGCATCACCTTGAGCTGTTGTCGCGGCATTCATTGATATACTGTTTATAACAGTCACAAAGGAGTAGAAAGCTTGGATAGCAACATAAACATTATCTGCGTCTGTAGTTGCTACATGCGTGAATGTATTTAATCCTGTTGATAAACTTCCTAAAGTACCCCACACGCCATCTAAAAAAAGTATTACTCTAGCAGCGTAAGTAGTACCCGTTATTTGTTGCGCATCTACATTAATTTCATAAGTTGTTCCAGCATCAATATTATCAGGAGATAATAGTAAATGTGATAAAACACTACTTTGTGCACCTTCAAAATTACCGTTATTACTTGCCACACCGTTTTGGATATTCCAACCAACACCCGTGGTCCAAAAGCCTCCTTGAGTATCTGGCCCTTGCGTTATTCCTTCAAAATCTTCATTAAGGAGTAGTTGTTGAAATGGTCGAAAAAGTCCTACTTGAAGATTACCACTACCACTATTAGGTAATCGTCTTGCTCTAAAAGTGATTTCAAATTTTGCGCCTCCCGTTGTATTTTGTGGTGGAATAAAAACAGGAGGTAATGTATATAGAGAAATGTTGTTTTGTGTAACGGTTATATCTCCAGCAGCAAACATTATAACATCATCATTTACAGCACCAAAAACAGAACCATTAGCTAACCCCCAATAGTTACCAACTTGATTTGGTATGCTACCTGTATAATTTTGAAAATTAGGATCTTTAATTAGATTATCACTATAGTCACCGTACACTGTTGCTGAAGTATAATCATTAAAAAATCTAAATATTAAATCATTATTATCATCAACATAATTTTCAACAATATAATTATCGTCATGCTCCCATACCACATCAAAAGTATTTCTAATATCATTAGGATCTTGTACAAGTTTTAATTCACCTCCAATAGTGCCAAATGGATCCAACGCATTGTAAAATAATTTTCCTTGATATTTATCTATATCACCTAAAATAAAATATCCTTCTGGTACGTCAGCTGAGGTTCCATCCCAAGTAATTCCATTGCCCCAACTAAAGAAAAAATCAGTAGGTTCAGTATCATCATCTCCATTAGAACCAAATCCACCAAAATCATAATCAAAAATACCCAACCCCATCATTATGTTAGTTTGATTAAAATAATTTAACGCATCACCAGTAACCCAACCTTCTTCTAGTGGTGGAGTTGCTTTATATAACGAGTTAACAGCTGTACCAACTATATCGTTTATGCTTTCTACATAATTTGCAAAAAATTCTGGTAAATCACCTTCACCTTGTGGTTTTTCTTCTAATATGTAGCCACTATAATAACTTATCATTAATTGGTTTTCAACCCAATCACTAGGATTAAAGCCTTCGTAATAATATTTTTCTAACTTAACATTGTACTCATCATTTCTATCATCATAACTACCAATTATTCTACGTGAAATTTTTAAGTTGTCTCTAAACCAATCTTTCATACCATGATCAGATATTGGTGTTAAACCATCTTTAGATAATCTTAATATAACACCTCTTACTTTATCGGCAAAATAAGCTCTATAAGATTCTGAAGCAAATGATTCTGGATTTGTAGATATACCGTACTCACCTACAAATGGTATGGTTTGCCCTAATACATTTTCCGTTGCGGTAAGATTTGTGTTTCCATCAGCATTAAATACTGCGTCTTTGTTTGCTAATATTTTTAAAACTTTATCTTCACAGAGTGTAACTAAATCAGAATTTCTTGAATGTAGTTTTTGAATACTACCGTAAATAGGATTTATATCTTTAGTTATTTTTTCTGCAGCTATAAATTGATTTAAATTATTTACTCCACTAATAGAATTATATAAACCAGAATAAATTAAACCATGTTTTCTATGTTCTTCTTGGTATTTATTTTCTAGTGTTGCTGATACTTTTACACCATTAGATATAAATGGTAAGTTAAAGTTATCTCTAATTCTATTAGATTCTACTCCATTACCAAAAGAATAACAGTTGTACCAAGGTAAATGAAAATCATTTTTATATAAATCTTTATCTATTGTAATAGTAGCTTGTTTTTTAAGTGGTCCTAAAAATACTATATCTTCTACAAATACTTCAAAAAATAAATCATCAATTCTAAAAAATCTATTAATACCTGTGGGCATATTAATAGCATTTTCACATTTAACTTTTAACTTATCACCATCATAACCTATAACATAAACATAATCAATTGTCCACGAACCACCAACATTACTACTAGAAAAGAAAAATCCACCAATTGGAAAAGCTTCGTGTATATTATCAGCGTCAATAATCATTGGTATAGAACTACTTGCTTCATAATATATATCTAAATCTTTAATATCTTTAGGTTCTGTTTCAAAAATAGCTGGATTTTCAGATAAAATATCTTCGCTTTGTGTATCTATGGTTTCTATAAACTCTAAAGTATAACCTACAGCACCAACCTTTCCATATGTTCCTTGCTCTGGTGCTATTGTGTTTATATTAAACTCTGAATTTGGACTATAACCATTCATACCAACTTGAGCAAATCTATAATTTGTTTCTACTTTTGGCATTTTACTGCTAGCTAACAAATGCTCAATATTTTGTTTCATTGGCTTAGTATAACCACCTAATCTTAATGCAAAATAAGTTACGCCAGATGTAACTATTTTTTCTATATGTCTAATAACTAAAAATTCATTAGAACTAGTACCTAAATGAGATGCGGCGTTTATATTACCATTAGTACCAGCTTCTCCAACATGATATTTTTGTAATGCCATACCAACATGTATTGTATCTTTTGAGTTTCCACCACCACCAACAGAACTACCACTTAAAGTTTTAACAAATATAGTTAAATCATCAGCTAAACCAGTTCCAACACAAGTTGTTTGTCCATCGCTACCAGTTTCATCGCAAGACTCAATATCTACTAAAAGACCACCAGATATATATCCACTGGTAACAGGGTTCCACTGTAAAGCCGGTGTTAAATTATCTTTATTAGTAACATCCATTCTCCAACCTCTAGTATAATTAAAAGATAATCTTTCCGCCATTGACATACCCGTAGTAACCTGATTCAATAAGCCATTTACATTTTCCAAACCAACAGTACTATGTCTTAATTTATTTCTACTAGCAACACCACCACCTATATTATATATTGTTTTAGTTGGATCTTCTTTCCATCTAAAAGAATAACCACCATTTAATTTACCAACAAACTCTGTAGTATCTTGGTCTTGGTATTCTTGATTTTGACCTTCACCAACAGGCGTATTCCAATCTCCAACATTAAAAAAGTCTTCAGTAACATTTTTCCAATTTCTAGCCCCTTTTATTCCACCAAAAGCAAGTGTCATTGTGTAGTTGTTAACACTTGGTTGTGTTATACCAGGTTCGTAAGATACATCTAACGGACCTGAAGGTGACTCGTATTGAGGAGAAATACCAGCTCCAAATGCACCAAAATATAAGTCAGAATTATATCTTGAGCCAGCAACAGGACCAGCGTCTATAAACCATATTTCAGTATCTCTAGGGTTATCTGCTTCTACCCATTCAGTTTCTTCCATACTATCTCCACCAACTACACCTCCAACAACTCCAGATCCGCCTCCACCTCCAAAACTTCGATTAACTTTAAAGTTAGCAGTATAACCTTTGGGGGTATTAAAGCTATTTCCATAAAATTCGTTTTTCCAATTGTCTGCGGCTGTCCAATTTTCATCTAGATAAGAAGAGTTTATTTGTTGCCAACCCGAACCTGTAGCGCTTGGTAAAGCACCACCTAAATGTGGTTTTAAGTGTGTTAACCCTTGGTTATTTACTGGTGTTGAAAGACCAGATCTCTGATTTTTTATATATCTTCTAAAATATAAAGCCATAGACGCAAACTCGTCAATAGAATAATAACCATAATTATAATCTTCGTTTTCTTGATTGTTATAATTTGGATCCCAAGAAACATTATTTGCAAAATGTCCACCTGTAAGAAAATAACCTACATCTTCAGTATGACGACTTATATGGTCAGAATCCATATAGTATACTTTTTTGAAATCAATAACTCTATAATCTTCGTTTTCTGTTTCAGATTCAGAAGTTGTTATATTGTTTTTAAATATATCATCAGAATATATTTTAACAAAAAATCTTCCATCAAATTGAGGTTTATTTTCTACTTTATACTTGTAAATATTTACAACGGCACTATCTTCTATTAGTGTAGGATTACCTCCAGTTGGATCATCTGATATAAAATTAACATCATCTTTTAAATCACCATCTAACTGCAAACTATAAAAAGCATTATTAAGATTTCCAGCAGTTCCATCCCAATCGTTTGTTATCGATGTTATTCTATATGTATTAGAAACTTGTGTTGTTCCACTTCTAGAAAACTCAATATAAAGCTCTCCGTCATCCGCAAAATTATGGGAATGTAAGTCTTGCCCAGCGGTTCCGTAAAAAGGTTCGTATCTCATTTTAAACTCATTTCTACCAACAAAAGGAGCATTAGTACCACTAGTACCAAATATATTTGTAGATGTTGTGAAATGTTTTTGAGAACATTTTAATATTCTATTTGTTTTTATATAATCTGGAGCTTCGTTTTCTATTGCTATTACTTTATATCTAGCAGCCTCTGTAACTAAATCATTACTACCAGAACCTTTTTTAAGTATTAAAAACGTATCTATATCTATTTTATTTCTATCTGAAGAAGGGAAGGCCAACCAAACGTTACCGTCCTCAGCGTTGTACCAACGATCCATAGCCATATTATAGTATTCTCCAGCAGTTTCTTTAACAAAAAATTTAAAGTATGATAATTCTAAAGGATAATTATCTTGATTTAAATTAACTTTTATTCTATTACCTATACTAGCTCTGTCTTTTTCTAATCTTATTGTACCTGTTGAATTAGATATAACAGGTGTTTCTCTACCATATTTATCTGTAAAAACAACTCCTAGTTGATATTCTCTTAAAGATTTTATTGACTTTGTAGCTCCAGTCTGTAATGTTAATTTTACTTCACCGTCTATCATCACATAATTCCAAAACTGTATCCATTCTAAATTAAAATCTGGAGTATATTCGTTTTTCCAATCATCATTTGATATAAATGAGCTTAGGCTTTTTCCTTCACCAACTTGCGGACCAATGTTTAATTGAGTTACTTTATCAGCTTGCGCGTCGTCACCAGAATCACTTGGATCAGTATCGTCACTTTGTGTACCACCACTAGATCCAGTAGTTTTTCCAAAAAGATAATAATCAGTTGTTAAGTTGTAATTTTGCACGTAGTTACCATACACGATTCTACTACCAGTAACATCTTGCGCTAAAGCTTTTCTAGGTACGTTGTCCCAAGAACGTAATAATTGATTAGAAGGCACAACACTACTAATAGTTTCTTTATCTATCGTATAGCTAGCATCATTTTCTAAAATTTCGTACCATAAGTTTGTTGAAGTAATAGTAGACGTGTTTTGAGCCATTACAGAGTTATAATCACTAGGGCTTATTGTTTCTACTACATAAACATTTGGAGAAGAATCATCTTTAAACAATATATCTACAGACACAACATCTCTTGGAGTATATTTTGTAATTAATTTTCTTAAATGAACTTTGTTTAACCTATTAGTCATACCTAAATTATAACCTTTTCTAGGGTGATAATCAAAAGATCCAGGAGAAAAAGCTACTTGGGTAAATGGTCCAAATGGAGAGTATTCACCGTCTTCGTATTTATATCTATAAGAAAATCTAGGAAATTTAAACTCAAATAATTTTTCAGATTCTTCATATAAATCTATAGCAAATTTTAGTTGAGTGTTAGAGGAAGATGGTGTAGGGGGTATACCATCTATATTTGTTATTTTTACCCTTATACCACTATCATAAGTAATTGCAGGAGCATTTGGATAAGCGTCAATAACTTCAGCTTTTATAACATAATCAGTTATTGGTAGCGAAGGTGGAGTTCCATCATCATTATAAGCTTGAAAAACAAGTTTAGTTCCTACTGGTATTTTATAATTACCTTGACTTGTTAATTTCTGCCAACCAGTAAGCCCATGAACACCATGATTAATTAATAAATTACCACTAGTTGGGTCTATTAAATCTACTTCTACGCCTTGAGAAGTTATTCCACCTTCTATTGTTATGTCAAAAATATTATTATCTTCATCTACGCTAAAAGTAGAAAAATCATAAATATTAGGATTAGGAAAAGAATTATCAGTGTTATTATCTCTACCTATAACTACATATGCTGTATATATTTTTTCAACATCTCTAGATGTTTCTAAAAACATTTCTAGTGGTCTAACTGGTGCTTTTTTAATAACAGTAATATGTTTCTCTTCAATAGGTATTTGTTCTCCAACTTGAATTTGCTTATTATTATATAGTAAAGTATGTTTATCCCAGTTTAAACCCGTACCAAATATACATCTTTTTATGTTTATTTTTTTAGGTTCATTTTTATTATCTGTCCAAAATAACATATCATCAACAACGTTTATACCTGTAATGATCATGTTAGAATCAAACTTTAGAACGTTTTTATTTTTATCTACTAAAATAGGTATTGGTGTTAAACCGCCTTTATAATAAGCAACTATATAGTCTACATTTGGAGTCCAAATTAAATAATATAAAGCATCGTTTTTTTCATCAGCAACTGTACCAATAGTAACAGCAGATGCAGGTAGTTCAAAAACTTTATAGTCATCAAAATCCATTGGATCTTCAACTTCACCAAAAGCAGTAGGTCTACCCTCTATTTGAGTAATCCAAGCATCATTATTAATAGCGTATTGACCAAACACCCTTCCAACTCTACCCTTTGGACCATCACCACCGTTTGTATAAGGATCGTCACCACCATTTATATAGGGATCATCACCACCGTTTATATAAGGATCGTCACCATTACCATTAGTAATTGCTTCAAAAAAATCTTTTATTTTAAACTCTACATTACCTAATATATTTTGAGCAGTACCAACTTCAGAATCTTCTGATGTTGACACTTGTATATTCATTGCGTCTATATATTGGTCTTTAGGAACAAGCCTTTCATCAAGGTCTTTGTTCATTTTACCACCGGTAAAAGTATGCTTTATTTCTGGCATGTACTAGTGTTTTATCCACTTAGATTTACCTCTAAGTATTTGAGTTAATTCTTCTAATTTTAAATTTGATAATCTTAATTTTGCTTTTCTAGTTTCAGCAAATTTTTCTTTTTTAAATCTTTGAACTATATATTCTGGAGTATTTGATCTACTTGATATTATACCATATGATATAAATTTAT